TGATGGACAAACACCCCGAGTGGAAATACTACGTTGAGGTGGAAGAGAAAGATCACTACTCACTGTTTGACTTTCAGTCAACTGCAAAAGGTTACATCGGCGAAGACTACCTGTTCTGCGATCGCGTACGAGCAGAAGGCTTCAAGATTTACATTGACCCCGATATCAATCTTGGCCACTTTGGTCAGACTGAATTCAAAGGTCACTTTGGTAAGCAGGTTTTGGATCGCATGATCGAAGACACCTTGCCTGAGTTGAAAGTTGCAAATGGCTAAATCACCAGCATGGACTCGCAAAGAGGGGAAAGATCCCAAGGGTGGCTTGAATGCCAAGGGAAGAGCTTCTGCCAAAGCCCAAGGGATGAATCTAAAACCTCCTGCGCCCAAGCCCAAGACAGAGAAAGACGCTGCTCGTCGCAAGTCATTCTGTGCCCGGATGGAAGGGATGAAGTCCAAGAATACTGGAGAGAAAGCCAAAAAAGATCCAAACAGTCGTATTAACAAAAGCCTGAGAGCATGGAATTGTTGAAATGGAATTGATGTTTTGGAACACCATCTTGACGTTACTGATTGGTATCGTTGGCTGGGTATTGAAAGAAAAATCATCCGAGCTTCAGCGCGTGACTATTCTGTTGAATAGAACTCGCGAAGAAGTGGCAAAAGAGTACGTCACAAAGGTTGAGGTGCACAGTGACATCAACCGCGTTTTGGATCGTCTGGATCGCCTAGAGGGCAAGCTGGACACATTTATGCGAGATCACAAAAATGCCTTCAACCAGTAAGAAGCAACACAATTTCATGGCCGCTTTGGCAAATGACCCAAAGTTTGCCAAGAAAGCAGGCGTCCCACAATCCGTGGGCAAAGAGTTCATGAAGGCCGATAAAGGCCGTAAATTTACAGAAGGTGATTCAATGGAAAAGAAGCTGCCCAAGAAAGAAGCCCCCAGTAAAATGGGTTCTGTGAAGACCGCTGCTCCCAGCAAAGACGGCATTGCTACCAAGGGTAAAACCAAGGGCAAGATCGTAAAAATGTGCGGTGGCGGCAAAGCCAAGAAGTGAGGTCAACCATGGCTACAAAACAACCGATGCCTATTGCTAAAGCTGGCTTGGCCGGTATGCAAAAGAAAAAGCCCGCGATGCCCAGCGGTGGCGAGCGTCCGATGCCCATGCAACGCCCTGCTCGTCGCCCTGATGTGATGCCTGAAGATGTGATGACCGAAGAAGGTCGTGCACGTCGTGAAGCAGCTCGTCAAGCAGTGCGTGACATGAAAGACGCAGAAGCCGCACGTGCTGCTTATGACAAAGCCATGCCCAGCGCTGACACCAGCATGAACTACAAAAAAGGTGGTTCTGTTGGTTCCGCTTCCAAGCGTGCTGATGGTATTGCTGAGCGCGGTAAAACACGCGGCAAGATGGTGTAATCATGATGGCCTCCCGTGGCATGGGCGCCGTTAGCCCCTCCAAGATGCCAAGCGGCACAAAGAAAGCGCGCCGTGATGGTTGTGACTTTACGCAGTACGCTGAAGGCGGAGAGGTGTGGGATAAAAAGCGACCTAAAGATCTGGGAGAGCCAAAGAAGCTGACCTCTGCAAAGAAAGCCAGCGCCAAGGCTATGGCCAAGAAGGCCGGTCGCCCATACCCCAATCTTGTTGACAATATGCGAGCCGCAAGGAGCAAGTAATGGCCACATCAGGCACGTCACTCTTTGACATGGACTTCACGGAGATTGCCGAGGAAGCATTCGAGCGTGCCGGTCGTGAAATGCGTTCAGGCTACGATCTGCGTACTGCTCGCAGGTCAATGAACCTGATGACCATTGAGTGGCAAAACCGCGGCATCAATATGTGGACAATCGAAGAGGGTGCGTTTAATCTCACACCCGGATTGAACACGTATGCTCTGCCCACGGATACGATTGATTTGTTGGAGCACGTGATCCGCACAGGAGGCAATACAGTCTCTACACAGGCGGATCTCAACATCACACGAATTAGCGTATCCACATACGCCTCCATTCCCAACAAGATTGCCCAAGGCCGTCCTATTCAGGTGTGGGTGCAGCGTATGTCTGGTGTGGTTTCTCCGACTGGCTTAACGCTAGACGGCGCAATTGATGCAGACGACACCACCATCACGCTTGACTCTACGGCTGGATTGGCTGGCTCAGGCTTCATTCGTTTGGAGTCGGAAGACATCTACTATGGATACGTCTCTGGCAATACGCTAGGCGGCGTTTTCCGTGGCCAGAATGGAACCACTGCGGTCTCTCATGCTGACAATACGGCCGTCTACAATCCCAACCTGCCTGCTGTGACGGTCTGGCCTACGCCGGACAACAGCCAGCAGTACACGTTTGTTTACTGGAGACTACGTCGCATTCAAGACGCTGGATCTGGTATTCAGACTGGTGACATGAACTTCCGCTTTTTGCCTGTGGTGGCAGCTGGATTGGCGTACTACATTGCGATGAAGATGCCGGAGCTTGCTCCACGTATTGACATGCTGAAGGCGGCGTACGAAGAACAGTTTGCTTTGGCGGCTGGCGAAGACAGGGAAAAAGCAGCGGTCCGGTTTGTACCAAGACGCACCTTTATTGGAGGTTCGTAATGGGAAATCGGTTTGCTTCCGGCAAATGGGCAATCGCTGAGTGCGATCGGTGTGGTCAACAATTTAAGCTCAAGCAGCTCAAAGAGGAGATCATCAAGACCAAGCGCTTTCAGATCAAAGTTTGCCCTGAGTGCTGGGACCCAGATCATCCCCAGTTGCAGCTTGGTATGTATCCTGTGGAGGATCCCCAAGCTTTGCGCAGTCCGCGCATTGACACCACGTATGTGACGTCAGGCGTAAACGCAGAAGGCAATCCTTCTGGCGGATCTCGCGAGATTCAGTGGGGCTGGGCTCCAGTAGGTGGGGCCAGAGGTTTTGATGATGCTCTTACGCCAAATTACTTGGTCGCAAGAGGATTTGTTGGTACAGTGACAATTGCGACATAAGGAGTCGAACATGAAACACGAAGACGTAAAAGCAGACAAGAAAATGGTGACGGCCGCAGTGCATAAGCACGAGAAGGCCATGCACCCCGGCAAGCCCGTGACCAAGCTGGCAAAAGGTGGAAAGACCAACGCACAGATGAAGGCTATGGGCCGTGGATTGGCTAAAGTTGCCAACCAGAAAAAGTCGTCATTCACCTACAAAAAAGGTGCGTAACATGGCAAAGTTCAGCATGAAGCAAGGCGGCAAAGAAGTTGGTCCTGCCAGCGTCTATGCTGAGCCGCACACCATGACCGGAAAGGCTGGAGTTGAGATGAAAAAGATGAAAGACCCCAACACGCTGTCTGCCAAGCAGATGAACTGCGGCACTGCCACTCCTCGCGTGAGTGCTGGCGACCCCGGCGCAGACAACGTGAAAAAGACTGGTATCAAAATTCGTGGTACTGGTGCGGCAACCAAAGGTGTAATGGCTCGCGGCCCTATGGCTTGAGGTGACTTATGGACTACGCTTCACTGTGCCAAAACATCGAAGACATCTGTGAAACGACTTTCACAGCGAGTGAGCTTGCGATGTTTGCCCAGCAAGCTGAGCAGAGAATCTATAACACGGTTCAGCTTGCTAGCTTGCGTCAAAACGTGACTGGCTCATTGACTGCGACCAACAAGTATCTCTCTGCGCCTGCTAACTTTTTGTCGGTGTATTCTTTGGCTGTGGTTGACGGTGGCGGTGACTATCACTACCTTCTGAACAAAGACGTAAACTTTATTCGTGAAGCATATCCGCGCGCCACAGATACTGGCTTGCCAAAGCATTACGCCATCTTTGGTCCGCAGTCTGGCAACGTCAACGAGTTAAGTTTTATTTTGGGACCCACTCCAGATTCGGCTTATACCGTTGAGTTGCACTACTACTATTACCCAGAGTCCATTGTGACGGCTGGTGAAACTTGGCTTGGTGATAACTTTGATTCAGCTTTGTTGAATGGCGCTTTGGTTGAAGCGATCCGTTACCTCAAAGGTGAGGCCGATATGGTCAAGCTGTATCAAGATATGTACGTGCAGGCGATTTCGCTTCTCAAGAACTTGGGCGATGGTAAGCAACGCATGGATGCTTACCGCGACGGTCAGGTTCGTCTGCCTGTTAGTTGAGGTGAATGATGTCAATCGTACAGGGACTAACCAGCAGCTTTAAACAGCAGATCCTTTTGGGCGAACATGATCTGGATACAGACACGCTCAAGATGGCGCTGTTCACCGCGGAAGCGGATCTGAACCAATCTACGACGGTCTACTCCACCACCAACGAAATCTCTGGAACGGGATATTCTGCTGGTGGCGTAACGTTGACTGGTGTAACAGTAAGTCTTTCTGGGACTACTGCGTATGTCAGTTTTACAAATCCGACGTGGAATCCAGCGAGCTTTACCGCTCGATGTGCGTTGATCTACAACTCAAGCAAGAGCAACAAATCTATTGCTGTGTTGGATTTTGGGTCGGATAAAACCACGACCACTTCATTTACTGTGCAACTGCCTGCCAACACGGCATCAGACGCGCTTATCCGGATCTCTAATTGAGGAGTTTGAAATGCAACTTGAAAATGCAAAATCTTCTGACACTATTGGCGCTATGTTGACCAAAGCACAAGGTGTTGGCGAGCACACACAAGCAGGCGGCGTTTATCGCATTGAATGCTTGGATAAAGACGGCAACGTTAAATGGTCCGCCGAGTCCCACAACCTCGTGGTGAACGTTGGATTGCAAGACATGAACACCAAATACTTCAGCGGCTCAAGCTACACAGCCGCTTGGTATATTGGTCTGTATGGCGCAGCAGCTTCCAATACGCCTGCCGCATCAGACACATCGGCCTCTCACGGCGGATGGACTGAAATCACGCCTTACAGCAACGCCACTCGCCCTGCTTGCACATTTGGCACTGCCACAACAGCAGATCCTTCTGTGATCTCTAACAGTGCATCTGCTGCGCAGTTTTCTATCAATGCTACTGCCACTGTTGGCGGCGCATTCTTGATCAGCGAAAACACAAAAGGTGGCGCTACTGGAGTTCTGTTCTCGGCATCTGACTTTGCCTCTCCCGGCGATCGTTCCGTGGCATCTGGCGATACATTGAATGTATCGTATACTTTTTCCCTTGACGCAGCTTGATAACATGGATACACTCTAAGTTCATTACTTGGAGTGACCATGGAAATCTCAAAAAAAATTCTTGGTGTTTGGCGGTCAATGCACAACAGGTGTTACAACAAAAATCAAGCGTCGTACATAAATTATGGCGGGCGCGGAATTGCTGTTGACGCATGTTGGCATGGGCCCAATGGCTTCAGGCGGTTTTTGTCTGACATGGGGCCGTGCCCTGAAGGCGGCACCATAGAGCGCATCAATAACGATGGCAACTATGGGCCAACAAATTGCCGATGGGCCACTCGGGCTGAGCAGTCAAAAAACAAACGCAATAACCGTTTTTTAACTGCTAACGGACAGACAAAGACGCTTCAAGAATGGGCCAATGAGCTTGGATGCAAATCGTCTGCAATCTTATACCGACTGAAAAAGGGTATGCCAGAGCACCAAGCCGTGACCATGCCCATACCAGAGAGGCCAAATTCCAAGCTT